GTTCTAAAAGGCCGTAGGAGCGGTCCTGTCGATAAACCCGCCCCACGTGCAAATTGCTTAAAAATTTGATTATGGTTTGGTCGAAAAGACCTATTCTGTTCCTATCCCAGAAGGGGATAGGCGAAGTCTCTATTAATATAATAGATTCTTCCAAGAAAAGAAAAGCTAATTTAGTTAGTATTATTACACTCCGAAGAATGAACCCCTAACCAGGGTGCACGCAGTTCTCATAAGAGAATTGTGTTGGTAGAATGAACTACAATGACAGTTTTTGTTGAGAGATGCCGCTCTCGGTTCAGTAGATTAACAACATTTCAGTTGCAAGTTATAGACATTGAAGTCTTAGAACTGTGGAGATTGATCCGCCAGATAATCGGCTTGCGTCTTTATCAGGGGATATTCGTTCGTTGCCTGGTAGAAAGCATCAACGATTAGGTTAACGTTCTCTACAAAAACACTATTTGGATATTGTGCTAGTTCGCGGCACGCCATTTCGCAGATTTGTTTACACGCACCTACGTCATCGCTGCTTTTGCGAACCCAATTGCAAGATTCCAAAATGGTTGGTAAGGCAAGTGGGGCCCGACAAGTTCCTTCGACCATCCTAAAGCGTCTCTTAAGATAGTCAACTTCACCAATAGTACGCCAGGGTGCTATTGTTCCAGTTGATTTACTTTCATCCGTGTAAATCATGCCAAAACTCGCAAAAGCTTTGGTAACGGTGTTTTGGTTAAACTGTTCGGCAACATTTCCTGTGAAATTGATAACATTATCATCACCATAGCTGACCATGGAAACATTCTCCATAAAGGGCGGCGCTACTCCATCAAAACATCTGTAATATGCAACACGCATAGATACAGAATTATAAAAAGAATTGAGTATCGTCGTCAAAGGATTTCCAGAGGGTTGGCTGTGAGTCAATTGTATAAATTTATTTCCACAAAGATGTACCGAATTGAAAACTTCCAACAAAAGAACTCTCCTTATCGTGGCATTCTCTTCTCCATCGTTATAGAACTTGTTCGCAACATCTGCAAATCGTTCCATTATGCAAGAATTGAGTGTGCCATCAAAAGTTGAGAAATCTCCTGCGAACACGCGCTTACCATATTTCGAAAGTTTGGTTGCTGTTCTCATCCAGTCCGGTCCAAAACAATTTGTTCCAACAGATTGTTCATTGTTGATCTTATTTTCCATTATGTGAGCGATGAAACCCCCATAATACATACGCACCGCAAGAGTGTAATCGATAGGCCCGTGAGCGAACACACGAGTCTTATTCTGATCTACTTTTGCAATCGGTCTCCTTTCGTCCTTCAGGGTATCAGTCCACACAGTTGGAGTTCTTTTGGAATTTCGAGCGTTTTCAATGCGTTCAAGAACAAGTTTCCTCATTCCTTCGTCAAAGATATAATCACCATCTTTCCCAAACCAAGTCGTTTTTCCTTGGAATCCAGGTTTCACGTTGAACACATGTGGATATCCCGCAGAACTTTGTCTATGTATGCCTACAATATACTGGCTATCTGACGATCCAGCAACAGCTTCTTCATAAGTCAAAATTCGAGCAAGATACTTTCGTGTGTCACCAGATAACAAAAGCGATTGCACTTCATTGACTGCACGATCAACTTCAGCCTTTGGAATGTAAGGTGTATTTATAGCACATTTTTCTACATTCTTGTGGAGTATATTAACATGAGCATCATAAAGTTTCGCAGGTTTCGTTATTGGTTCCACGTAACCGTGAATTGGGGATGGACGAATGTCTGTTTTGCCCGGAGCATGTTTTACCATGCTACAGCCTCCTAAGAAGCTGAAAGTGGCGGCGGGCATATCAAGCATTTTGAGAATGTCATCTTGGGAATAGTTAACATTGAACTGTAGTTCTACCTTACTTTTGCAAATATTCGGTAGTTCATCAGCATCAAAATCTATAACCTTAAAATTCTTCATCGCACGCTTGATATCATCTTGCGTCACACTCTGGCCGAACGCAGTGCGACCTCCAAT